TCTTTGTTTGTTTGAATTTCTTTTGGATGTTTTGAGTCAAAACCAAATCGAAACACTTTACTGATTGCTTGTGTCACTTCAGCACATTCTTCCAATGCAATGAGCAACACTTCTTTATCAATTTCATTCATATCATAATCCAGATTGTATAAAACGCTTCACAATATATTCTTTCGCTTCACTCAAATTTCGCACATTCACATTATGCGCTTCGTCGTTTAGCTTGTATCGAATATTAATCTTTCCTGCTGAATAAATTACAACTGCGCCATAAAAATATTTGTTCTGACCAAACGGAACTACATAAGCATCCTTGTCTTCGAACCTACGCTTGTAGTATGTACCAGCACCATTGATTTTGTCAAGAGCACCAAAGCGGATAGTATCCAACAACTCTGATGCAATTGATTCTCTTGGACCCATACCAGGTTTAAACGAATGCATAAAAATCACCGTGTTTATGTTTAGGGTTCTTTTTACGCTTATCGCCAACAACCCGCATACGATACTTAGGACTTCTGAGATCCTTAGAAACTAAGTTTCTAGGTTTACCAGAAGCTGGAATTTTAAAATTCATCACCATGATATCCATAATCCTCGTCGGTTCCCCAACCCATAGATGCTAGTGCATTAGCATCTGCTTCAGAGTCAGAGAGAAAAGTTTCTTCCTCAGAAAAGATTTCTTCTTCCAAATCAGTCTTTATCGATTCAACCCAATCAAGAGGCACACAGAACTTCGCTGCTACCTCTTCGACAGTATACTCTGCTTCAAGCATTTCCACAATGTCGGACCACAATTCTTTCATCTTACTCATTTCTTCAATTCCTATTTAAGCACCAGTCCAAGCAACTTGACCGAAGTCCCGAGCCATCGTGTTACCGCGAGCAAAATTCTTCGCAGGAGCATTCCAGCCAGCAGCCTTGAGAATGTCACCTTTAGTAAACTTGCCCATGTCACGCAAACAAACAAACGAATGAACGCTACGCGATCCGCCGTTAGTCGTAATGATCTTAGCAAACTTGGTGCCGTACTCAATCGAAAGACCCATGCAAAACTGGATGCAACCTTGCTGTTTCCAAGGATCGTTATCTTCTGGTTTCACCCATTGAATGTAGTTCATACGGATGTGATCAAGATACTCTTCAAGGCCGTCGATTTTGAATTCGTTTGTCATCATTTCTTCCTGTTTATTCCCTACCACAAGATCCATTCTACGCTGGTTTGGGTTTGCTGTCAAGGCTTTTCTCGGTGTCGTATTTTTACTACGGTTCAACCGAGGGTCTTGACAGAGCCGCCAACGGCAACCCCACACAAGACTAGAGCAACAAAACCAACCATCACAACTGCTAAAAACGTAATCATCTCAAACTCCTATCAATTTCTCTCTCACCACAAGATCTATTATACTCTGATTGCGGCAAAAGTCAAGGCTTTTCTTGGTGTCGTATTTTCGCAACAATTCAAAAGGTGTTTAGGGTGGGCTCTAGTTCAGCAATCAACTGACGCTCGCGCTGGTGTGCTGGCTTGCGTCCACGCACAATTTCGACAACCTCATACTTCCAGTCGCATTGTGCTAGTTCGCGGATTGCTACACACATAGCCCAGTCTTTGTTCTCACACTTCGCGCGGCTCACATGCTTCTGCCACCGTACTTTGACGGCGCGGAGGAATGCTCGCCCGGTTGCTACGGTGATACCGATGTAGGTGTCGCCCGTGTCTACGCAAGTCACGCGGTAGACCACGTGGTTTCTGTCTGATCGTTTCTTTCTTTCCATACATACAAGTATACGCTGATCTCCAGGAAAGTCAAGGCCTTCCTGGATGTTGCGAAAAAACGACACTTGCTTTTGCGAAAAAACTACGGTTTGTCGATAAATGGCAATATGCTAGGTGAACTCATTATTCTCATAGAGTGCGATCCCACTTTGCGTCTTGGCTTAGATTCCTCATCGAAATTTAATAGAGGTGTTTTATTAAATTTTTTAGTATATAAAAAAATAAACTCAGACTCTACTGTACTTACAAATGAGCGCATTGGCGTTTCATCCATATCTACACTTGGAATACCTATGCCCACATATCTTTCTTTTTGTGGCTGTTCATCTGGTCTATAATATTCAAAATACAATTTAGATCGTTTATTTAAAACATTTCTCGATTTAGAGAATGTTGTTTTTAGTTCGCGAAGATAACTATTATGTTCTAATATTCTCTTTTGTAAACCTGTAACTATTTCTCCTCCGCGCTTTTTACCTGATGAAGTTTTACTTTTTTTATCATAAGACATCCCACAAGTCATTCCAAAATAAAACGTATCTTCTATTTCAAACGGAAGTGTGTCATTGCTAGGCTTTTTTTCTAGAAAAGCAAAGGAATAAATTGCATTATTAATGTTCTTGCTTAAATCGTATGCTCGTTGCCATGTATACCAACCCAAAAACTTTCCACCTTCATTATGAAAATGTAACATGATTACTCCTAAAAATAGTTACTCTTCAAAACTCTCATATTCGTCCCATTCATCTTCGCGAATATTATTTGGATCAATAAACTTTGTCTGATGTTTGAACTTCGTTTTTTGTTTTTTTGATTCGTTCATTCTAGGCTTTCCGTGAGAACGCCCATCTTCATTTTCATAAAAGTCTCTAAATCCGCTATACTTTTTATTTGTCTTTGACATGGCGTTACTTTGATTCTCCAACAAAAAGTTCTGGTAGTGCTTCCTCGACTAATTTTCGAGTGATGCCTTTGTAAGTTAGTTTTTTATTCTTGACCATGAGGACTAGCTTTGCCTCTTCTGGAGAAACTGTTTCCAACAATTCAATGAAAAGTTTTTCTCGTTTGATTGTATTCAAATTGCTTTCTTTAAAGAAATACTGAAACTTTCGCATTTCCCTAGGCAATCGATTGTGTCCCATGTTTTCTGGAGTTTCCATTTCTTTGTATGGAGGATCTCCTTCAGGCAAATCAAATTTAACGTCTTTATGATATGCATACTTCAAAAGAGTTTTCAAGTCAGGCGTCAAGTTTGCAATCTGCTTTAAAGCATTTGCTCTCTTTTCTGTTGGCAATCCGGATACATGGATTAACAACTCTGGCAATGTCATCTTACTAATGTCCATCAAAATTCCTGTATGTGATCCATGAGCATTTTCATGCGATGTTGAATAAAATAATTAAAAATCTTCTCTCTTCCACGCTTTGGAGTAGTCTCGTATGTATCTATGATTTTGCTTTGATATTCATCGGGAATCTTTGATAGATCGATTAGGAGTTCATTCCGTCGATAATTCCGCAATGTGATTTCATTACAAAATGATTCTGGTTCTTGAGTCAACCAAGTATTTAGTTTTTTCTCTGTTACAGGCTTTTGACGGGCTTCGCTAACGAACGTATCATCTGAAGATAGAAAATTAGGAATACCGTCAGAACGATCACCTTTAATGATATGTTCTTTTAGAAACTCCGACGGGCTATTAGTTCGAAGAAACTTTTTCGCCATTGGGCTATATTGCTCAACATTGACAAACTTTTGTAATTGCAAAAAGTCTTTGTCTGAAGATAGAATAAGAATCTTTTCAGTTGTGTCGTTTTTGATGTATGTACCATACTTATGGCAGAGTGTTGCGATAACATCATCTGCTTCGGTTTTATCAACCTGGACAACTTTATATGGAAAGTATTCCTTGATTTCATCTCTGACTCGATTAAGGGTTTCGAATATTAGATTCCAATCAAACGGTGATGCTTCTCGGTCTTTCTTGCGACTTGCTTTATAGTATGGAAAAAAGTCTCTGCGCCAATAACCTTTGTCATCACAACAAATTGTTATGTCGCCATACTTCTCTTTGAATTTAACATTGTACATTCGAATGCTATTTAGCACCATGTGCCTTATCAAATTCTCGTCAATCGCATTTGATGCATTTGAATTTATCTGCATCATCAGGTTAGAAATCATAACCTGATTCATATCCATCAAAATCATAGCAATCCTTCAAGAAACTCTTTTAGTTCTCGCTTGTGCTTTTTTTCAAGATCTGTTGCAATGCCAAATTTGATTTCAGCATTCAACCACACAATCCACTTTTCAATCAACTCTTTATTGTCCATGATATATTCTTCCATTTCTTACGCTACCCTAACGATGATGGTATCAGAGTTTAGGCGACCTGTCAACAACGATTCCTTCGTGGAGAGTTCGCTCAGAATTTTCTTGAGTTTGATTTTGCCAGCTTCAAGCAGTTCTTTTATCGTCACCTCAGGCTTTCGCAGTCGCTTACCAATTGACGTTTCGACATTGAAGTTTTGTAGAGTGCTGCCTTTGACCGTCAAGCCTTTTGCATTCTCTGCATTGTATACACCAAGCAATTTGGTCTTAGTATTGTAAGCCCACACTTGAGTGGCACCAATGATCTTTTCTGGCGCAATCGACTTCAATCCCAACTCTGCAAATTCTTGTAAATAATTGAGTTTTGCAACAACTGCAGACGCCGGCTTCTCTTTTACAGTACGCTTCTTGCGAATTGGCTTGTTTGCGACTGCACTACGATTTGTTTCCGAAACCAACGAATCATAGAATTCTTTCACCTTACGCAATTGAACCTTAGTAAAGTTCGAATAGCCCTCTTTGATATCAGCATCAGTAGAGTTCATCACCTCTTCAAATTCTTTAGCTTTTCGAATGAAGAATTCGCACATGCGATTCAGTACAACCGTAGAAAGATTCTTGCCTTTGAAGTATGCACTAACATCAACTGATGATTTGCATCCACTAGCAATGAAGTCATCAACGAGTCCTTCGACTTCGCCAACTTCATCTTCTGCTTTTTCTTTAATCCGATCTTGAATCGATACAGTATGTACTGGCGCAACCGGCTGTACAGAAACTACAGTATCTTTAACTTGTTTCTTTGCAGATGCTAAAATCGATTTGAATTCTTTAACGAATCGCTCTTTCACCTCTGGAGGCGGAACATAGCCCATGCATAGCATCCGCGCAATCCAACCAACTTGATTGGGAATTTTGCCTTCAGCAACGACCAATGCAATTTCATCTTTAGGGCGGTTTACACTTGTCATGTAATCGACCAGAAAGTTCTTTGCTTGCTTGTTATCGCAAAAATAGTTATACCAAGTCAATGCTCGCATCAGATCAATGCGCTCATAGGTTTGACCAGCTACCCAAGTTGGCTCTTTACCAATTTGGGTTGCATCAGCACCAGGATTAACTTTAGTAAATTTCATAGTGTATATCAACCACCAATGTTAAATGAAACCGAACGAATAGAATCATAGCGAAACGCTCGCCATTCTTTCTTTTCTAAGTCTACAACAGCAATCGATTCTTGAGGCACAGCTCGCTTTGGAGCATCCTCAGCTTTCTTTGCAAATAGATTCGTTGGAATTAGATTCTCTTGCAATGTGCAAGTCATCTTACGAACTGATCCATCTTTCTTTAAAAATTCTACAACAACTTCGCCATATTTCAATTGTGCTTTTAGCCAATCGCGGAATACTTGTTTCTCGGATTCGTTTGCAACCTGGTAATATAAGCCATCATTCTTCATCAAGTTCTCCATAAAATATTCACCTCATCAGTATAGTATCACGCTCCGCTTTCGCTGTCAACCCCACGTTCTCCGGGAGACGGCTGCTTAACATGGACGTTCAGGTATTCGAACAACTCCCGCACACCACCAATATACTCTAGTCCGTCGTAAATGTGTGGCAAATGATTTGTGTCTGGAATCAATCTTAGCAATTGCTGCAACGTATAGTCTTCACCCAGAATAAAAACCTTGTAAGGTCTTCTACACATTGATAATATCATTTCGACATTATTTGTCGCTTTGCTATTGTATGCTCCGTAGACATAAAACATATATCTATTTTCCTCGAACGTCTTTCACAATTGCACCAACTATAAAACTCAACCAAGACATTGCAGCAATTGATTCAAATTCAATAGGAATTGAAGTTCCAAATAGAACATTTATTGAAAAAATTGTTGTCATTGAAACAATTACGCTTAGTGAAGCAAATCCTAAAATCAATCCAATTGCTGCGCCCCAACTATCAATTTTCATATTTTCACCTTTTGTCATGCTAAAACCTCTAGTGCGTGGTTGTAATGTGCAAGTCTATCTTCTAAGCCTATGTAGCCACCATTGATTCTCTTTGTCATTGTCTTTATGTCGCCAGAGTCTGCTAATGCGTTTAGATGACTAGCATTCCAGAACCAACATGCAGAGTGTATTGCATAGTGTGGTTCTAGTAGCAAGTCTGGGGTTTCTAGTAAATGTGCTTCATCTTCAAATAATGCAATAGAACATTTAGAGTAATTGTTTTTACCAGTAATTTGTACGATACCTCTACCTCGATATTTGTATCCGTCACCAGAGTCTTCATCGCCATTACCCATGCGATTTCCATAAACTCTATTTGCAATCATCTCTGGTTTTCTTGCATATTGCTTTGCAAGTTCTGCTGTTGGAAAGTATTTACCGAAAATCTTTTTTAGTCCATCTGCAGAGTAATTTAGATTTTCTTGTAGAACTGTGAATCCTGCTGATTCATGTCCACATTGTGCAATGAATGCTGCAACTCTATTTGGTGTATCAATTTCATATTGAGGCAACACTTCCAATAATTGCTCATGCCAATCTTCTAAGTTTTTTACTTTTGGTAGCAACTGTTTTGTTACATCTTCTGTTAAAAATTCCATGATCTTTTCTCCCTAATAAATAATAGACTATTCTTTAAAAGGAAGAATCATGTCAACAGTTTCTGAACTAAAAACATTTGTAGATTGGATTCAAGTTTCGAAACGAGATTTTGTTCAAAAATTTATTCCAGGAAATGCAAACAAGTTGTTTTTAGAGAGTCTCATCAACGCAGAAAATGATTTTAATAATAAATGGATTGACGCTTCCTATCAATTATTTATAGATTCCAGAAAGTCTTATTAATCCCATAGACCTTCGTAGTATTTCCCAAAGAGTCGATATCCATTTCTATTTCTTTTATAATGTGCTTCAAGTGAAGCCCAATCTGTTTTTCTAGTGTGATTTGGACCTTCTACCATTTTTGAAATATTTGGATAGGATTCATCTTTGACGAAAATATAATTACATTCGCCAGTAGAGTATTGATCCTCCCAATCTTGATTCAACTTGCATTCAAATGCCTGAATCATTTCATCAAGAACCCAATCCCAACGCTTGAAATGATTATCATCAACACTATGGTCATCTTCTTTTGGGGGTGCTGACGTGCTTCGTAATTCTTCTGGAACGTCTTCATCATCAACAAATGGAGCGCCATGCTTAGTATCTTTTAATTGCTTGAGCATTGGAAGAATGATCTGTGCAAGTGTGCTATCCATTGACCAAGTGTCCCACTTGTCAATCTTTATATAATTAATTTTCGGATTCACAAAATCCAAGAACTTTAGAAGTGCTTTGCTTGCTGGTTCAAGTCTCTTTGCCCATTTGACAATCATTGGATCATCGTAATCAATTTCTTTTTTCCAAAAGAAAACCTTCTCTAGAACTGTGTACGGAGATAGCCAATGATCGCGATACTTATTAATATAAACTTTCATTCCTCATTTTCCCAGGAAGTATAGAATGCTTTCACTTTCATATCATCATTCCAATTACTTGCATATTCATTGTCCGTATCGCATAGCGTCATTGCTTCTTTTCTAGAAACAACACGATGACTAACAATTGTCTCACCCAAATGCTCTTGACTAAATTCTTTCGCGTCATTGCAAGTTACTGTATCAAGTGCCCATAAAGATTTATCATTTCCTTGTTTATCAGTACCGACGGGAACTTCTATCATATACCTTTGTCGAAACATAGAAACAGTTTCAACAAGAACCAATTGAGTTTCTTCAACTTTTTTCATAGTCCAACTCCCATCTTTATTGTCAATCCATTGAATTGTGTCACCGATTTTCCAACCCAATCCTTCAAAAATCTCATCAGAAAGCGGAAGAATCAAGTCTCCTGTTTCTGGATCTTTTATGAGTTCAACTATCATAATACATTCTCCAAGAAAAAAAGTCAAATTAGAAAATCATTCTTACCAAGCCTGTGGCATCAATGGTGACAAGCAGAAGGTAGTTAGCGAGCATACCAAATGAGCGGCGAGACCAAGAACACCAGGCATAGATAGCACAACCAGTAATCCAAGCGGGATAAAGAGCCATAAGTGGAGGGTTTGGTACTGTTCCAGCCATCGTAGCAGCACACCCAATACTAAGAGCCCAAGCAAATAACTCCATAACAAACCTAACACGATTTGATTTGTAATCATCTCTGATCCAGTTTATTGTAGGTCCGAAAATGTTGTTCATAGCAATCAATCCAAATGGAATACTCTAGGATGATCCATTAAAATTCGTTCTCTTAAACCATGCCAACGTTTATATGTGTCTATGTCTTTAGTCTCTATAGACTGTCTTTTCAAATGATTTAGTGTTTCTAATACACTTTCAAACTCAGGAACTTGATATACAGAGTAATCATAAGGATTGCTATAAACCTTATACTCTTTATTTAGATGAAGAAAGGTAGAAAACAATCTTTCAACAATGAATGGAAACATCGTCAATTCTTTGTCTCTGCTATAGTTTGCTGATGAACCATATATTCTAGCATCTTCACCAGTCAAATCTTCAAGTCTGGATTTCATATCATCTAGAAAGTCTAAGTAATCGCGCCAGAATATTTTTTTAGCAACAAAATAACTTGAATAGCAAACATTGCTTCCCATTACTTCATTTAAAACTTTTGTGTCATAGCCAGCAGCTTTCAATGCTGATTCAGTCACTCGCTGAATTCCTTTGTGAAAGACTTCACCATGCTCCCACACGTTATGCGTCAATGCATCCACAACTCTAGCATGATTGAAAACGTAAACATGATACCCAGGATTGTTATCAATCGCATTAGTAATTGTTTCAGCACTAAACCTTAGCTTCTCTTGCCATCTTGGACCAAACACACCAAATGCATCTAGTCCATTCGCATGACCTTCTTCGTAAATTCTTTTAAATGATTGATATTCCCTCAACTCAGGATGAAGATTCTCTGTATTGTCGAATGGAGTAAACAAAGGATCAACTCTTTCGATTTGATCCTTCTCAAAACAAATTTGAAAGATTTTGTAGTTCAATCTGAAATCCTCACGCCATTGGGTGCAATATTACCATCAAGACCTAGCTTACCAATATTCTCAATTAGAGACAGATCCAAATGATGGAATAGCAAATGCTCAATATCAATATAACCTTTTTTCGCAAGCTGATCATTCATATGCTGAAACATGTCAACATAAATGTCCCGAATGTACGGCAATAGAAATGCATCAAAACTCCAAAGCCGTGACATATACTGTAGAGTCACTCCACCAGTTGTGTCTGGACTAAATTGACTAGTGAATGGACCACGAATGATAATCTTATCTTTAGCATCCATGTGCTTTTGATAATTAAAAGTATCATTCAAAGTATAACGACCAGACATTTTGAAGATTCGTTTGTATTTCTCTCGCCAACCATCTTCAGCAACTCTATCGTAAAATGATCCATACATGACTAGTTCAATCATGTTCTTTACGATATCGTGATTAGGAATGCTTTGAATCTGTTTAACAATCTCTTCTTCACTAAACGTATAGAATTCGTCAATGTAGTCTACAAGTTCAGCTTTCTCTTCGGAAGTTAAATCTTTGTATCCGCCATCAAGAATGATGATTCTAGCATCACATCTTTCGCGAATTGATTTACAAGTTTCAATCGTTTGTTTGAATCTTGTTTCTGTGTCATAGACTCCATGCTTTGCATGAATTGCTGATGACACTAGAAAAACACTTTCAGGATTGCTTTGGCTTTTTTGCTGGTCGCTTTGTTGCTGGAGCGACTGGTCCGTCGTTTGTAGGTTGTTTGTCTGCAACTGGTTCTGGTTTAACGTCATCTTTTTTCACCTTAGTTTTATTAGCAGACTTCTCTGCCTTTTTACCTTTCAATCGTTTAATTACTTCTTCACCGCTCATCCAGATATCTTTGTTGTTCAATATGGACTTGATTTCTTCTTCGGTCAAGAACCCTTCATATGATCCGCGTAAAATCTTTTCTGACCACTTACGTTCGTGCGTAATGTTGTCGTACATCTCACCACCCTTACCCATAGTGATACCAGAGTAATTGTGGAACATAAACATAGAATGTTCTGAGATTTCATGTGTATCTGCTGGTAAGAATATCATAGTTGCTGCAGACATGCAAGCGCCTTCTACGGAACAAATCACATGTGCTTGTGTTTCTCCAAGAACTCTCAAAAATTGAATTGCGGTAAACAGATCGCCGCCTTGAGAATTGATGTGGATTTTGATAATGTCCATCTGAGATGCATTTCGAATAGTTTCGAACCATTCGATATAATCTTCTGAACTGGTGATTTGACCAGTAAGATAGAATGTATATAATTGCGCTACTGCTTTTGGCTGTCTGGCTTTTTTGTTGTCGTTAAAATTAAAAATTGAAACAGGCTTATCATCTTCCATAATGTACCTTATTGTAGTGTGTTATCATTCAAACCATATTTACATATGTAGTATGCATCTATTAAATCTGATGATGGATTCCATTGCTTATCGGTCATATTAAATAGTTGTTTTAGCTTCACCTCATTATGTTCTTCAAATACTTCTTGCATACGCTCTTTGTTAGCGTTTCCTTTTCCGCTTGCAAATTTCTTAATGACTGTTGGCGGAATAGTTTGAAATGGAATTCCGAAACTCCACATGCGATATTTTAAAACTCCTGTGTTCTCTGCAATGTGGAACACTCGACCCTTTGATCCCATAGAATAATCTTCCATGTACACTTTGTCAACTTCATTCTCCATTATTCTATCAAGAAAATAACTGGAGATTGTATCATATCTCTGCATTTCGTTGTCGTATTCAAAAAGCATTCCATGAATATTTTCTGAATCTATTTCATACTTCTTACTTTGTGTAAGAAAATAGAATGTACAATTATCAAATGAAAATTCTCCAGATTCTGTATTGTAAACACACAATGCTGGAGAAGTCATCGAATAGTCGATTCCAGCAACAATCAATTATCTTCCCAGTCTTCAGAATTATCTTTAAAAGATTCTTCAACTAGTTTTTCCCAATCCTCTTCGTCTTCATCAAAGTCTAATTCTTCTTGACTATCAACAGCATTATTTTTATCTAAATCTGATCCACAAAATGAACATACTGTTGGTGGATCTCTAAATTCATCTCCCATCGGAACTAACTTATATTCCGTATCACATGATTCGCAAAAAACTATAAAATTTGACATATGTGTCCCTCTATTCGTAAGTAACTGTGTTGGTATCACCTAAAGCCCATTTTGAATTTTGTTCGACAATATATTTCTTAGTGCAAACTTTAAAGTCTGGAAAACTCAATTCTTTAGGATTCGAAGCTGCATCCAAAAATATTGTACGATTATTTGGTTGTGCCGCATATTGCCCATTATCTAGTTCGATAAAATTAAAAGACTTGTGGTCTTCGGGCCATTCTGCGTATGTAGTATCTAAAATATTTGAATCTGGAGCACCATTATCTACCGTGAATAGATATCCACCACTATGCCACTCTTTGTTCTTTGCGTAAAACTTTGCTGTCAAATTTGAAAGAAATGATTTCTTAATCACAGTAATATCGTGACTAAAGCAATCCCAAATCTGAAGATAATCTAAAGGAAGAAACTTCTTAGCATCTAAATTCTTATTTCGCGAAACGTATGCATGAAGTGGTAGCTTATCATATAGCGCACCATATCTTGGAAGATATGCTTCTATACGAAATGCTTGTCCGCGAATTGATTTGATTGAAACCCAAATGCAAGGCTCGTATTCAAAAAATCCTTTTTCAAAGTCATAAAGAAATTCTTTCCTAACATAACAATGTACTGGAGGAAGATTTGCTACGAGAAATGCCATATTATTCCTTAATTACTTTTAAGTTTAGAACAAAATTTTCTACAACTAATTTTGTAATTGTTGCAAGCATTGCTACTTGATTTTCAATTTGCCATGGTTCATTAAACTTTTCTAGAATAGATGCACCAATCAAACGATATGCATCTTCTTCATTAATAGTTAGCATTCCCCAATCGATCGGATCTTCCATTTCGATTTCTTTTGCTAAAGTCACAAGTGTTTCAAGTGTAATCATGCTGCTTTGCCCCATACGTCATCCCATTTACCGCTCAATGCACCCTTTGCATAGTCGGTAGCACGGTTTTCAAAAAAGTTAGTGTGTGTCGGTGCATTAATCATTTCTTCAACCCATGGCAAAGGATTCTTTTTACGTTTAAAGATTCCTTTCATGCCAAGTGAAATAAGTCTACGATCAGCAATGTATCTAATATATTCTTTAACGTCTTCAGAAGATAGATTCTCCATCGACCCCATACTAAATGCTAAATCAATAAACTTATCTTCTAGCTGAACCATTTTCTCTGCGATAGTATATATCTCTGATTTTAATTCATCAACCCAAATTTCTCTGTTTTCTTCAATGTAAGTTCTAAACAATTTAATCATAGACTCAGCGTGTTGTGTTTCATCAACAATTGACCATGTAATGATTTGTCCCATGCCTTTCATCTTTCCGTGTCTCGGAAAGTTCAATAGCATAATGAACGAAGAGAACAATTGCATACCTTCTGTGAATGCAGAAAACACAGCAATGTGCTTTGCAATAGATCCTTTGTTTCCATTCTTTGATGAAATGTCTAAAAGATATTCGTGCTTCTCGCGCATTTGTTGATACTCTAAAAACTCACTATAAGTTGTTTCTGGTAGTCCCAGAGTTTCAATCAAATGTGAATATGCAGCAACGTGTAATGCTTCTCTTGCAGCGAAGCCAAGCAACATCATTCTTACTTCTGGTTGAGGAAAATATGGCAAATAATTTCCAACATAACCACCAGCAACGTCAATGTCGCCTTGCGTGAAAAATCGAAATATATGTGTAAGAAATGACTTTTCTTGTTCTGTTAGCTTCTTCTTCCAATCTTTTACGTCTTCTGCCATTGGAACCTCGGTATGCAACCAATGCGACTGCTCATGCTTTAGCCATGCGTCATATGCCCAAGGATAATTGAATGGTTTAAATTCATCTCTTCCCAACATTACGTTTTTTATTTTTGACATTTTATCTCGCTCTAATTAAGTTATCTTTAAAAATATCCCAACAACTCTTCCAAGTCCATTTCTTTGAAGACTCTTTGACTTTGTGTCTATCCAAATATAAGCATCCTTCAATGCATTCGTATAAACTAGTTCCAACATATCCATTCAATCCATTTACAACAATATCTTTTGGTCCAGTAACATCATATGCTGCAACTGGTGTACCAAGACTCATTGCTTCAATCATTACGATTCCAAATGTGTCGTTTCTACTTGGGAAACAAAATACATCTGCAGATGCGTAATGATTAGCTAATTCGACTCCAATCTTATATCCAACAAATTCTACTCTAGAATATCTCTTCTCTAATTCTTTTCTATATGGCCCATCACCAACAATGACAATATTAAATTCATTTTGATATTGGCAAAGATCGTCTAAATTCTTTTCTTTCGATACTCTACCAACATAAAGAACTTTTGGAATAATTTGTTTCAGATGCCTTACGCTTGGATTCAACTGTTCTCTATTTACACCTCTAGTCCATGGGATTATATCAGATCTAAAGCCTCTTGTCTTTAATTCATCAACCATAGAATTTGTGGTAGTTAAGACTCTACCAGAATGTTTATGAAACCATCTAACATAACGATATGTTAATTTTGTGGGTATCTTATATATCGTATTCAGAAACTCTGGAAACTTCGTATGATAGCTTGTATTATAAAAGTATCCATTTCTGTCGCACCAAATTCTTGCTGCTAAACCTACGGGCCCTTCCGTAGCAATGTGAATGTGATCTGGATTAATCTCTTCAATTCTT